AGGACTTTAAGAAAAACTATAAGCCATCGACACCGCCTACTCCTCCTGCACCCAAACCAAAGCCTGATGAACCGTCGGAGTTCGAGAAAGAAGTTCGAGAGTTCATGAAAGCGTCGAGGGAGCAAAGCGACAAGGCAAAAATGGATGCGCTGAAAGAGCGGGTAAGGAAAAACCTTATCGAGCAGGGCGCGGATGACGAATTTATACTGGACTACGTGTTCCTGAGCAAGAGTATCGACTCCGAAAAGTCTGTCGATGACATTGTCAAGGAGTGCCGTACCGAGTATGATACTCAATATTCGCGAGCGCATGCCAATACCGGACATCCGTTTGCCGGGGGCAATAATTTCGGAGGCGGTAAACCGGTAGAACTTTCGGATGAGGAGAAAGCCGAAAGAATCAAGGCTAATGCTGAAAAGTATTGCCAAAAGAAATGTTAAACTAAAAACAGAAAAATGGCACAGTACAATCAATTTGTGAGCAGATCGCAAGAGGTTGGCGGCGGCATTCCGGTATGGGTTCGCATTCCTGAAAAGCGAGTAGCCGGATGGTTGCTCAAAAACCAATTGAAGATTGGCGAGGTTGTCGCGAGCGGATCGCCGATTGAGTATAACTACAAAACGCATGAGGGCAGAATCCTCAAATGTTTCGAGGTTATTTCGGCGACGACGGGTACGGATTCCGACGTAATCGTCTTGAAGAAGACCGCACGAACTCCTCAGTTGTATTCCGGAATGAACGTGATGGTATGTCCGTCTACGCTTACCGAAAAAGGCACTGCTATCACTCTTTCTGATTCGATGATTAAGGTCGGGGAGAATGACTATACTATCACGGTTTCGACCGGTGCGCTTGGCGCGCTTACCAGCGTTAAGGCAGGAAGTTTTATCGTAGAAGCGGCGGATGCCGGCGCATCTAAGGCTATGTATGCGATTCCGAATGAACTTATCGTAGACGATACTATCGGTGGTAATCAGAATGCCGGTAGCATTGCTTTCGGAATCAAGAACATTTACGAGAATATGATTCCTGCGATGCCGGACATAGTAAAGAACAACATCAAGTATGTAGAATGGGAATGGTTCCCGGAGAAAGGAGAGTAAATTATGGCATACTTACAGCAGCAAACACATCAAGCAGAATGGTACAAGTTCCTTAATGAGGGACTGCGTTTTGGCGGATTCGATTCGGTAAGTGTATTCTTCCGCGACCAGTTCAGTGAGAATATCTATCCGGACGCCAAGTGGAAAGAACTTTTCAGAGTAGCCGAAGAGAACCGTACGGGCGAGTATACGCAGGTAATAGGCACCAATCGCGTACCTATCATGGCGAACTATGTCGCCCGCGATGCCGAGGGTCATCTTATCCATAACCGAGGATTCAAACTCAATACAGATAGTATGCCGACGATGAAACTCGCTTTGAATTTCAACGAAAAGGCATTCCTCGAAGCGCAGTATCTTGCGTTGCGTGGCGGTAGACCAGAATACGAGCGAGTGTTCAATTCGTTTATGAATGACACGAGCGACCTTATCGCCGGAATCCATACGCTTCGTTCGTATACCGGCTTACAGGTGGAATCTACGGGAAAATACATTACGACGAAAGAGAATAACTCCGGCGGTCTTATCAATCTTACGTTTGATTTCATTGCGAAAGCACCTGAAACCAATCGTCGTAAGTGCGGTGGATTCGGCAAGCAGGGAAAGAAGTTCGCATGGAGCAATGACAAGGCGAATCCTATCGGCGACCTCCGAGATATGTGGGAGTACTATCGTCGCACGCTTCGCATTCCGAATCCAGCGGTATTCCGCATGAATGACGCGACGTTCAATACGCTTGCGAACCATCCTACGACGCTCATGCAGGTTGCGGTGTGGAAGACTAACGGTACTATCAATACCGATAATTTGCAGAATTACGTCGTAACGCTCGAAGACGTGAACGAGTATCTGTCGTCGCGCCTTCGTCTGCCGAAGATTTCGGTTGAAGATTGGTTCGGCGTAGTGCAGGGCATAGACCCGAAAACGCAGAAAGTCGTCGATACTCCGCTTGTCGGATTTGCGGATAATACCGTACTGATCCGTCCTGATGGTTATGTCGGCGAATTGCAGTGGCAGGCTCCGACTACAATATTCTCGACGCAGGATAACCCGATGTATCTGTCCGACGGTGGAAAGATAGGTATTCAGCAAGAGGTGTTGTCGGCTCGTAAGGCAATGCAGTTTACGGCGGAGTTTACCGGTATGACTGTACCCGAGAATATCGACAGATTCCTCTATCTCGATACCTCGGCAGCAGCAGCGTAAGTTCAATTTTTTCGGGCGGTTATTCGCCGCCCGAAATAAACCGAATGAGTGGTTATGTCTTGTGATTGTGGTGGATATTTGATTACGGATTGGTTGTCGGGTATGGTTGATTTCAACGTTCCCGATAAGACCTTAAAGGCTATTCTGTTTAACCGAGGTGTCGAATCTTCGGATTTTGCAGTGTCGGTATCTGAAAGGGATAGACAGTTGTGCTACGCTGATTTGCTTATATGGCTGACGACAACCTGCCAAACGTCTTCGGGTTCTCTCGAAAGCGATGGCGGTTGGCAGCATCAGGAATCGGCAAAGACCGTAACGGATAGAGCCGGATTACGCGCAAAGGCACTCGCAATCTATAAGAAATATGGAGATGCGGCTGCCGATAATGTGATGACTACGAGCAAGGTTCGCATGAGTAATTTGTATTGAAATGGAGAACGTCAGATTTCCTCATAGAATAATCATCAGCAGAGCGGCAATCGACCAGTTTGGCAATGTCGTTCTCGATGATAACGGCAAACCTGAATATAGGGTCGTGCTGGAAAGCGTGTGCGGAATACGCACGCAGACCGGAAATGTTCAGAATACAAAAGATGCGTTGGCGACCGACTATAAGTTGGCGTTGCCGCGTCATTCCGTGGATATTCAAGAGGGCGATATGGTAGAACTCTATACCTATACGAGGATTATGCGATTGGTCGTAAAAAAGGCGACTACTTTCAATTTCGGTTCTAATATCTGGGCGAATGAATCGGCTAACTAATGGATTCTATGGACAATCGAAAGAATAACAAGGAGACGATAAATAACGCATTCAAGTGTTTTCGCAAAGCCAATAATGAGCAATTCAAAATGGGTATGCAGGATTTGCTTGAAGCAGCGGTAAAATATGCCCTTGTTAATCATGACGAGAACCACCAGAGCCACCTTAAAGCAGGAGATAGTTATGGCTGGATATTGTATCACAACGGCAAACAGGTCGGAATACATATCATATCCAAAGGTAACGAAATCAAAGGCGATACAAGGGCTGAAATCAAAGGTATTTCTGTCCCGAATTACGGCTGGGTGGGTGTAGTTATGGCAGGATTGGTTCCGGAATCATATTTCGCAGTCGATTACGAAGAACAGATATTGGCACTTACGGCAGACGATATTCGAGCAAACTATCATCGATACTTCAAACCGATACCTTAATGGAACGGAATTATTTCGACCAAACAGATGTAGAACAGATACTCGGCGACATCGTGAAATCGGCAGGCATCAGTAAGAATGTGTTTGTCGGTTCTCGTCCGAGGAGCGTTGCTGAAAGCATGGACGATTTCGTGGTGGTTAAACTCTACGGAAAGATTTCGGACTTGTATACTTTCGGCAGAACGACCTGTTCTGTGCATTTGTTTGCGAGGGATGTTCAATTCCAAAAGAACGGCAAGAAGTTATCGATAATGCAGCGCGGGATTGTGGATGCCCTTGTTTATAGTAAGGGTCGGTTGCACTTCGGCGACATCGATGTTGTGGCAGATGCTTATGATGATGTAGGCTTTCACGCTCGTATAATCAATATTCCAACAATAATCAAAGTAAAATAATTCAACTATGACAATAGATAAAAAAGTCCTTGATAAACTGATGGTCGGTAATGCCGAAATACGCATGATGGATTTTGACCCATCGGTATGGAAAGAGACAGGTGCTGTTACTCTCGATTTTTCGGACGCAGATAGCATTTTTACGTTGAAAGATTCATTGTCTTTCGACCAAGATTCGCCGTCTATCACGACCATCAAAATCGACCAAGGCGATGCAGAAATCGCATCACGTGCAGAGAAGGGAGATTTCACTATGGAGGGACGAATCCCGTCCATTGCAGCGGCAGTATTCGATAAATTCCAGTCTCCGGAGGGCAGTGCAACCTATTCTGTAACGGGTGGAGATGGTACGAAATATTCCGGTAAGGGATACAGTACCGACTTGAAGAAACTGCAACAGACGGTTCTTATCGTTTCCGACGATAAAAAGACCGCAGTCGTATTTGCCTGTGTAGACATCTATGCGGCATTTGCCGGTATATCCGGCGACGACCCCGCGGGAGTTCTACTGTCTGGCGCAATCAAACAGAACCCTTATGGCGCAGATTACCTGATTCTGTTAGAAGGAGAATCTACCGGCGCATAAGTCCATCGATAAAGGGCAGCCAAACGGTTGCCCTTTTTTAATAACCTCAATTTACTCGAAATGAAACAGCCGAGCAAAAACGCAAAGGCGCAATTGTCGGAAATATTATCCGGCGAAAAAGAAATAGTCGCTATAAAAGGCACAAAGCATTATGTCCGTATCGGAACAATTAAAAACGGCACATTGGAGAAACTAACGTCTTTGTGGTCAAAACGCGACATGTCAAAACGCCCCGAAGGCGTAAACGATACTATGGCGATTGCCGTAGACGACATATATTTTAACCACAAAGAGGCTGCATATATTGTGCTGAACTCCTTTTGGAAGATAAAGTTGTTCCATTGGATAGTATGGCGTTGGTTTGCTTTCGTGTGGCAACTTGACGAAACCCAACTCTCGGACATACTGTCGGTAGGCAAAAAAAAAATTCCATTGCTCTCATATTACGAGAATATAGTATTGACGCTGGATATGAGAACGGACATGGTGAGGATGACGAAGAAAGAAGCCGAGGAATACCGGCGCGAAGTTATATCGGCGCAAGAGCGGCTTTCTGCGCAGAGTTCCCAGAGTTCAGCCGCACACGCAGGTGGTTCTGCGGAATAATCTCCGAACCGTTTTACGGCTATCGTTGGGATTTGGATGCTTCGGAGATTTCTCTGATGCAGATAGACCGTCCGCACGTCCTTTACAATTTCGACCACGACAAGAAAGGGAATAAGAAAGGCAAGGCTCGCGCACGAGGAAGTAAACTTGTGGACGACAGATGCCTTGCACTGCAAAAGGCAGCGATAGAACGCATGAATAAACGCCTTGCGCAGCAAAATGCCGAAGCGGAACGCGGGGAGATAGTGCCGTTTCGGAAGTATATCAATTCAGACGAAAAAGTTTCAATCAAAATATAAGCCCTATGCCAAATAATTTGAATTTTGCGGTACACCTTGATACCAAAGAATTTGATAAAAATATCCGTGAGGCGGAAGCCCTTGCGAAGAAATTCAATATAACCATGTCCACCGCCTTGGATTTCAGTAAGAAATTGAAAGGTTTGGGGACAACGCCGAAGCAAATGGCAGACGCATATTCCAAAATGATTACCGCACAGGCGAAAGCCAATACGGAGGCAGCAAAAGGAAATGTATTGAAAGAAAAAGCGAATGTCGAACGCTTGAAAGGCGTTAAACTGCAACAGCAGATAACAAATGCTGCAAAAGGCACAAGAGGGGCATTGAGCGGCACAAATAGCGAACTGTCTGTACAATCGCGATTGCTGTCGAATGTCAAGACATTATTTACTACGTATGTATCCGTGTTTGCGGTCAAGAACTTTTTGCAGGAACTGGCGCAAGTGCGTGGTGAATTTGAATTGCAACAGGTCGCGCTGCGTGCGATTATGCAGGATGCCAAAGCCGCAGACAAGACCTTCGGGCAGTTAAAAGGATTGGCGATAGAATCTCCGTTCACATTCTCCGAGTTGGCATCTTATGCTAAAATGCTTTCTGCATACAATATTGCCAATGACGAGTTGTTCGATACTACGAAAAGGCTTGCCGACTTGTCTGCCGGTCTTGGCGTTGATATGCAGCGTATCATCCTTGCCTATGGACAGGTACGTAGTGCTGAGTTCTTACGTGGACAGGAAGTGCGCCAGTTCTCGGAAGCGGGTATTAACCTTGTCGGAGAGTTGGCGAAGCAGTTCTCCGAATTGGAGGGACGTGTAGTGTCTGCCGTTGAAACGTTCGATAAAATATCGAAACGCGAAGTACCGTTCGCAATGGTTAAGAAAGTATTGGACGATTTGACGAGTGAGGGCGGACGATTCTACGACCAACAGCGCATACAGGCAGAAACTACATACGGTATGCTTCGCAAGTTGAGCGATACCTATATGCAGATGCTCAACGATATTGGTCAATCCAACGACGGTGTTATCAAGGGCAGTATACAGTTGTTGCTGGATTTGATGAAGAATTGGGATGGCGTGGCGAGAATATTAAAGACCGTAGTTGTTACGTATGGAATATATAAAGCACTGAATATCGTTAATAATATATGGCAACAAAATCAAGCATTGGCTCGCCTTATTAGAATGCAGGGCGCGGCTACGACGGCACAACATGCACTTAACAACGCATTTAAGGCAGCGAATCGTGCAAATGTAGTGATTGGCGTATTATCTGCATTAGCCGGTGTATTTGCGCTATTCAATAAAGATGCAAAAAGTACGGCAGAAATAATATCGGACTTGGGACAAAAGGTTGCAGAACTTGAAGAACCGATTGTTAAGATAAATACTCTTATTGCCAAATACGAACAATTATCCTCTATAACTAATCGGGATATTCGGGAGAATGCGGAGTTGGCGAATACAGTGCAAGCATTAAGTCGCGCTCTTGACGGTTGTGTATCATCTTTTGATGCGCAAGGTAGAGCAATCGATATAAATATCCGCAAAGCAAAAGAGTTAAGAGATGAACTTATTGAGAGTACAAAAATTCTATATCAATCCGATATAAATGATGCCAAATCAAAAATAGAGGAGAATGAGAAAGAAATAAATAAACAAAATATAAGAATATCAGAATTTGAGGAACGTTTAAGTAGGGAAAATCTGCCAAATCGTAAATGGTATGAAGAACAATTAGAAAAAGCACGCGCTGCGGTCGCGAAACTGCGCATTGAGCAGGAGAAACTACGTCAAGCAATTGCAGATTCAGAAGCCGCAATATCAGACCTTAACCGAAAATCGCTTGGCGAAGAGGGGCTTGTTGAGTGGCAGAAGAAATTCAATGAGATAATAAATAATCTTAATATTCCGAAAGATTTTATCGGGCGATTCCTTATTTCTGATTATAAAACGTCGCGTTCTGATGCCATAAATAGAATAAAGAGTGAACTTGAAACCGCAACCGATGAGTTGGAGATAGCCAAAAAATTAGAAATAGTAGATAAAGATGAAATTAAACGAGCAGAAGATTATCTTGCAATAGTGCAGAAAATAGCATCGAAGTTTAACATTTCGTTGGATAGTAATAAAAAAGTTAAATCACCCGAAAAACAGGCTCTTGAACAGATAAAGGCTGAATTACAGACATTGGAGAAAGCGAGGTCTTTATATGAGAATCTGCGCAAAACGCAATCCGAAGATGAGGCTCTGGCGGAAGTTGATAAGCGATTTGGTGTTAAGGTAGATGATGCGTCGTTCAATGCTGCTCGTCAGGATATATTGAATCGTCTTTTGGCTCTTGGCGACGATGCTCGTGATGTAGCAATTAAGTTGAGTATTGATATTGCGAAAGACGCTTCCGACAAATTGAAACAGCAACTCGATAACGCAAAGACCGAGTATGACGAGTACTTGAAAAACTTTGATTTCTACAAGTCGTTGCGCCAGTCGGGTATGTCGAAAGAGCAGGCGATAAAGTTAAGTTTCGATGTTGATAGTAACGAATTAAAATCTTCACTACATAATATACAAGAGTATATATCAAAGACTTTTAATAAGGATATTAGCCTATTCGATGATACCAAACCTATAATAGGTCAGATACATGATATTAAAAAGGTAATTGGTCGAGAAATGCAAGATATTTTCGGCTCTGGAAATGTGGACTTGTTGAATAGACCTATTATCGATACTCAGGAGTTATTGAAAAAAGGTTGGGAAAATGTCGGCGATGGAATTGCAACTTTGTTTAGTAGCCAATATGGAATATTGGATAAAAATGGAAACGAGGTTGAAATATTGGTTACTCCGATTTTACCTGACGGCTCTGTCTTGTCGCCGGCAGAATTGGAAGATTATGTACATAATACATTGCAAGGCAATGATATTTTGTCTGCTGATGATAAAAAAATTGTTATATCTGTTGGTGTTTCGACAGACGGAGTTGCGGGAGATATTTTGCATCAAATGCAGGATGTTTTTTATAATATCGGCGATTATGGACTGAAATCTATTCCCGAAAAGTTGCAGGAGTATATTTCAGACACATTCAGACTTGGGGGAAAATCAGTTCCACAACTCGATTTCTCCATAAATGCAGACCCGATAAAGGCTCAATTAAAGGCTTTGGGCATTGAGTGGGATAGCCTTACTGATAAAGAGAAAGATGCGATAAATGCGGCTATTGGATACCAACAAACCGCTATTAAAAGTGCGCAGGATGTGCAACAGGTACTCGAAGAGTGGGGAATGGAGGATTTCAACATCGGAGAGGGCGGTATTTATGCCATAAACAAGTTGTTGCATGATTTATCCATGCAGGAGAAAAAAGCAAAAAAGAGAGCGGACGAACTAAGACTTAGTAATCAGTTAAAATATGAAGAAGGAAACATAACAGAAGAGGTATATAATGAAAATTTAGCCAGAATAGAGAATCTTTACGATAAGGAATTGGAATATATCAAACGTAATTCCCAAGCGAGATTAGACGGAATGGCACAGTCTATTGCCGATGAGTTCCAGTCTAAATCAGGATATAATAAGACCCTTGCAAGTAAAGGGAATGCTCTTTTCAGCGGCAACTATAAGGCGGCATTAAAGGCTTTACGCGATTTTCAAAAGTACGGGTTCACTGACGAGCAAAAACAGCGACTGCGGGAGCGTGGATTGGATGAGAATGTTGTTGCAGAAGCCACGGAAAAGATGCTTAAAGCCGCAAAAAATGAGGAGTTGGCGGCAAAGTTTAACGAGGCATCATCAGCAGCGGCAACGTTGAGCCAAGCAATGACGGCATTGGGCAATGAAGGACTTGCTACTGCATTTTCCATGATGAGTAATGTTGCTGGCATCGCAGAGAATATCGTATCGGGTAATTATATGCAGGCGGCGGGTTCCATGATTTCTATGATTACTAATATCATTGCCCAAAATAAAGCCGCCAATGAAGCCGCAGCCCAGTCCGCATGGGAATATGCCGAAGCATTGAAAGAATTGAATCGGGAACGATTGCTTGAAAGCGCAGAGGGTATCTTCGGAACAAATGACATGGCGCAACTGAAAGCCTATGGCAAAATCATGCGTGATGCGAGGGAGTCGGCAAACAGTGCTTTATCGGAGAAGATAACGGCATCTAATTTCTCTGGGGATTTATTTGCTTTGCCGGACTATTTCGGTAAAAATCGTTTTGAGAATATTACTTCCGATATGCGTTCCGGCTGGCAGAAGTTCTGGGGGTCGAGTAAGAATCAAATAAGCCTTGTCAAATCCGACATATACGACGAGTTCGGCAATATTGATGTCGATAAATTGTCTGCATGGTATGACGCTTATTCAAAAGGGCTGTCCCAAAAGGATAAACAATTCGTCGAGGGTCTTATCAATGACTTGCAGGCTTATGAGGAAGCGTTGCAGGGAATGAAAGACTACATATCTGGCATTTTCGGAGACTTGGCTTCTGATATAGCCGATTCTATGATAGAGAGTTTCAAGGCGACGGGTAATGCTGTGGCTGATTTGGAGGATGTTTTTGATGATTTAGGAGAAACTATCTTAAAGTCTTTATTACAATCCATGATAATGGATAAAGTGCTTAAAGAGTACGAGGACAAGGTATTTGGCTTATATGAGGATTTCTCGAAAGGAGGAATGTCGGAAGAGGAATTTGCAAATAAGGCAAGTGGTCTATTGTCCGAAATTGAGGGCGCGACTATGAACCTCGGCGATTTTTGGAATAAAATTCTCGAATATGTCAAGGATACGGGACTTACAAATCTTACAGATGAGAACGCTACCTCTCTCGGTGGAACAATACAAGGCATAACGGAGAACACTGCCGAATTGCTCGGTTCGTATCTGAATGCCATAAGACAAGCCGTGCTTAAACAGTACCCGCAGTTTGTATATGCGAACAATACTCTTATCGGCATTTGGGGCGAAATGGAGGAGTTTTATCCTACATGCACGGAGTACCTGCATAACATAGAAGCGCATAGTGCCAATATTCTTGAAACAACCAAAGAGATATTGGGAGTTCTTAAAGGCGTGGTTTCTCCGTCTGGTTATAAATTAAGAATCGAATAGCGCATCAAAAGAGCCGTTAGATAATTAACGGCTCTTTTTTGTTAAAAATAAAATCGAGTAGTTTCCTGTTTGCTTCGTCTGCTCTATCCCAATTAAAAATGATATATTTCCTTTCGGCAAGACTACCTTCCGTATGTCCGAGGACTTTTGATATAATGCGCCCATCTATTCCTATATCTCCTGCAAGAGTAGACCACGTATATCTTGCCCAATAAAGCGTCATTTTAGGATAGCCTAATTCTTCTCCTATTTTAGGGATATTCATTCTAACGTGTGAATAGAACGTCCGAAAGCAGGAATATTTCTCTGCGAAATTGAGAAGATATTTTTCACCTCTATATTTTTCGATGATATGTTCTGCTTCGGGCTGTATTTTCAACACGACGTTGCTTTCTGTTCTATCCCTTATTTTCTGCCGTTCATAGGATATTCTGCCTTTTGCGTCAGCAGGTTTGAGATTGAATAAGTCAATCGGATTTATGCCGCCAAAGTAAAACGATAAAAGAAAAACATCTCGCGTGTATTCGAGCCGACCGGATAGTTTCATATTTCTTAATATGATAATATCTTCGGGGCGTAAAAAATCTTTGTCTTTTTTTGCAGTCTTTATTTTGAATGTTCTGAACGGATATGATTCATATCCGATTTTTCCTTTGTTGATAGCATCATTGTATATTATACGAATATTTCGCATGACAATTCCACGAGAGTTAATTTTTAATCCTCGGTCTTCCAGCCATCGGTCAAAAGTTTTTAACCAATCGTAACTAATTTTTGAGTATTGTAGTGGTTGAGATTTTGTATACTGCGATAATAATGATATAGTATATTTATATGTCTGCTTTGTATTTGAGGAGCGACTTTTTTCCGCGTAATCAGCCATATCCTCAATTAGGCTATGGCGTTTTTGTGGAGAGGTGTTAAATATTCGGTCTTTAATTTCGACAGCAGTCATGGATTCCATATCTGCGTTGCGTTGTAATTCTATAAATGCACTTCGGAATTTGTAATCGATAGCCTGTAAACTTTCATTTATGAGTTTGGCATTCGGACATGATTTGGACACAAACTGTCCATCTTCACCTCCAATCCAAAACTTTTCGAGAACAGAGATGCCAAGGGCTTTTGTTACCTTAGTTGTCGAAGATTGGATAAATATCTTTACCGGATATTTCCCAGATGCTTGTTTTGACCTTGTGTCCAAACTGATTCTGAATGTTGCCATGTCAATATTTTTTGCTCCATTTTTGCTCCATTGAAGTGCTTTAATACTCGTAAATACTCATCAAAACACGCAATAAAAGTATAAAAAAGGATTGAAAGAATCATAATTTAGGCATGAAAAAAGCCACTTAATTTTTGTAAGTGGCTGATTTGTAGTTTGTAGCGGGAGAGAGACTTGAACTCT